TTTCTGCGTCATGGCTTCTGGCACTCCAGGATGTGGGCTTCGATCTTTTCAAGCAGGAAAGCGGCTTCCCTGGCGCGGCGCTCCCTGTCGTAGCGGCCAACCGGGTGAGGCCCGGCATCGCGCAGCCATTTCAGGGGCTCGACCAACCAGCGCGGGTCAACGGGGAGCCGGGTGCGCGGGTCGACGGGTTTGACCATCGGATTGCAGTCGGGGCCGGCCCAGTCCTCGGGATCGCCGCACCTGCTGCACACGCCGGCCTTGAACGCGTGGTCGCGCTCGGGCTGGATGACGCGCGGGGT